CTATATGTCATTTAGCGATTTTAAGAAGCGTTCGAAGTCCAGCATTGAAGATCTTACCAAGAAGATCGAAGACCTAAACAAGACTGCCGATTACAAGGATGATCGGTTCTGGAGGCCAGAAGTTGATAAGGCGGGTAACGGCTATGCCGTAATTCGTTTCCTTCCCTCTTGCGAAGGCGAAGATGTTCCTTGGGTCAAGGTTTACTCGCACGGCTTCCAAGGCAAGGGTGGCTGGCTAATCGACAACTGCCCAACCACGCTTGGTCAGAAGTGTCCGATCTGTGAAGCCAACAGCGAACTTTGGAACAGCGGTGTCGAAAAGGACAAGGACATTGCCCGTAACCGTAAGCGCAAGCTGACCTACATCAGCAACATTCTTGTTGTCAGCGATCCTTCAAACCCCCAGAACGAAGGTAAGGTGTTCCTCTTCAAGTACGGTACGAAGATCTTCCAGAAGATCCAGGAGGCCATGCAGCCTCAGTTCAAGGATGAGGAAGCCATCAATCCGTTTGACTTCTGGAAGGGTGCTAACTTCAAGCTTAAGATTCGTAAGGTCGCTGGCTACACCAACTACGACAAGTCGGAGTTTGATGGTGCTACCGAACTATACAAGGGCGATGACGAGAAGCTTGAGAAGCTGTGGAAGACTCTATACAAGCTTCAGGACTTTGTTGCTCCTGGTGAGTTCAAGTCATACGACGAACTCAAGAAGAAGCTGAACGATGTTCTCGGTGGCGACATTCGCAGCGTTGCCCCTGCCGCTAAGAGAGCGGAGGACGAGGACGAAGTGGCTGAGGCCGTTCCTGCTCGTAAGGCTCCCAAGCCAGACGAAGACGAGGATGCGTTTGAGTACTTCAAGCGACTAGCTAAAGAAGACTAAAAAATTCAATAGTCAGTTGCTCATAGCCCTCCAACTAGGAGGGCTATTTACTTTATTAAAGAACTGATCAAGATCTTCTGAATATCCAGATTTTACATTTATTGGAGTATCTTTATTTTTTAACATTGATTGTGTTTTTGCTAATCTAGCACTTGGATTTCCAGAGACAATTTCTTTAAACTTATCGAGATTTGTCTGCAACATTTCAATTTTTTCATTTACTGAATTTTTTGATTTGTATAAAATTTTATTACTTTCATCGATAAGTTCATCTGCTTGAGTAGGTGTTTCTATTGGTGGTAATAAATCTTTAGTTGTTAACTGTGGAGTTTCTTGATCTATATTTTCTGGCAATAAATCATTCGTTGATGTTGACTCAGATTCTACCTTTTCATCTGGTGGAATTAAATCATCTGTTGTTAATTGTGAAGTTTCTTGCTCTTTATTTTCTGGTAATAGATCGGATGTAGAAATCTGCGTAGTTTCTTTTTCTACTTCTTGTGGTAGTAAATCAGTTATAGAAACTTGTTCTGTCTGTTGAGCTGTTTCTTCTGGTAATAAATCGGAAGTTGAGATTTGTTCTACTTCTTTATTTTCATCTTGCGGTAATAAATCTATCGTAGAAATCTGTTCTACTTCCTGACTATCTTCTTGCGGTAATAAATCTATCGTAGAAATCTGTTCTACTTCTTGTGTATCTTCTTGTGGAAGTAGATCTAATGTAGAAACTTGTTCTACTTCTTGAGCATCTTCCTGTGGTAACAAATCAATAGTAGATGCCTGTTCTACTTCTTGAACATTTTTCTGTGGTAACAAATCAATAGTAGATTCCTGTTCTACTTCTTGTGTATCTTCTTGTGGAAGTAGATCTAATGTAGAAACTTGTTCTACTTCCTGACTATCTTCTTGTGGAAGTAGATCTATTGTAGAAACTTGTTCAATTTCATTTTCTTGTGGAGGTAGAAGATCTATTGTAGAAGCTTGTTCTACTTCTTGAACATCTTCCTGTGGTAACAAATCAATAGTAGAAGGTTGTTCAATTTTATTTTCTTGTGGTGGTAGAAGATCTACAGCTGATTCTATTGTATTACTATTGGATTGTTCTTCTGAGTTTTTTGTTTCTATTGTACTTAGGCTAGAATAATTTGTATCTGGTATATCTACAGTTTCAATTTCTTGTGTTTGTTCTTCTGGATTGTTATTTAAATCTGTTTGGGGAGAAGATTCTAAAAAATCAGAATATTCGTTTGATCCCGTTGGAACTGGAGCTGGAACCATAGAATCAATATTAAAAAAGTCAAAATTAGTATAGTTTATGTTGGGTGTTTCGTCTTTCATTTGCTTTCTTTTCTTGATCTTCTAACCAAATCTTATGCTGTAGCATGTAAACATCTTTTTCCCATGGTATTAATGATTCTAATTCGTTTATAGAAATATTTGCGCCTGTGCTCAAAAAATGTGTTACTTTGTAAAAAGAAATAACATTATTGTGAGTCAGGCATGTGTAAAAAAATTGAGAATACCCTCCAATTTTGTGCTTTTTTCCATTCCATCTTTTGTATAATATCTAATTATTGATGTTATTTTTGGTAATCCATTAACAAATAATTTTATTTTTTCATATTCAGAAATTGTTAAATTTGATAAAAGTTGATCTACAATTTCTTCGCTAATATCATCATATCCAAGAACATTTTCTTCCATATAAATTTTAGCTATCGATGCTTTTAGGAAATGTTTTGTATCGAAATCTCCATTCATTTCTAAAATTTTATATACTTTTGGTTCTTTTAATATAATTTTTGTGGATTCGTCCAAAGATATTTCTTTTTCTTTGATTCCAGCTACAATTGCTATTTTTGATAGATCAACTTTCGTTTCTATATTTTCTTTTGTTGAAGGACATGTAAAGTTTACCTTAACTGTTTCTCCTATTGACTTCGATCTAAGATTACAGAAAAGATATTCCATATCTTGTAAAGTTAATTCTTTTGGATCTATATTTTTAAAACAACTTTCCAATAAATCTAAAATTGTTCTAAAAATTATTCTGGTATTTTTTTCTTCTTTAATTAATAGTAAAGATTTTTCATCTGATACTAAAAATGGTCTGAAGAAAACTTCTTTATTTTTACTTGGTAATACACAAGAGTATTCTGGATATCTTCGTTTAAAATTCATAATTATCTCGCTTCATAATATCTAAAATTAAAAATAACATCATATGTTGCGTTTCCAGAATTAGGTTCTGAGTCAAAATCCATTGGAAGAATAACTGCTGGAAATGCTTCTTTGAATGTAAATTCACATGCTACAGTCCCATTGTATGTCAATGCTTTAAGAGTTACTGTTCCCTGTTTAGCACAATCATCATAAAATTTAATGGCTGTAAGTTTACCAGATACTCCAGCATTTAAAGAACCTAATCCATTAAACCAACTTTGTATAATCTTATATGTTGCCCAGTCTTGTTCTACCGGGAATCTTATTAATAATCCTTTATCGCTTTCATATGTTGGATTTGTTGGAATATTTCTACCAATTCCTGGTCCAGTGGTTCTATCTGGAGTTAATTCAACTCCTCTTTGTCCAAAGCTGGCATATATTGCTGGTATCGACTCTACACTAGTAATATCTCCACATTGTGAGGAAAAATCCACAGAAAATCTATTTCTTCTTTGGATACCATTGTGTTCTGAAATTTTTTCTATTAGTTCATCTGGAGTCATTTGAATATATTTTTTTCTGTTAATAATTTAAACTGCCATTTATTTTCTTCACATAATTTTTGTGCAGCTTTCCATTTTGATTCATTTATCAAATATCTAGCAGTTTCTTCTTTGAATGATTTTGTTTTTTTATTTTTTGGAAGCATAGTTTGTTTATAAGGTTTTACTTCCACTATCAGTGTTTGTTCTTTTCCACTTTTATCTTTTAACTTAACAACAAAATCTGGAAAATACATATGAACCTTTCCGTCTACTGGAGACAGATAAGGTATTTTTAAACACTCATAGCACCAATTTATAACGGAGTCGTTATCATCAAAATACTTGCAAAGTTTTCTTTCCCACAAGGACTTGCATAATATTTTTGATGAATTTCCAACATATTTTTCTGTGTGCTCTGGTAAAAATTTTGTTTTATACGGCACTAAATATATATAACGGAATAAAAATATGGCAACATGGCAATTTCCATCTGGGTCTTATATCGGAGAACAAGGCTATAGTATTAGAATGTATGCTAAAGAATACAGTGTTCTTGCAGGACTAAGAACTAGAAATGCTATTGCAGCAGCCCCATTTCATACCATCACATTACCAATACCAGGAAATTTAGTAACTCAAACCCAACATGGTTATTCAGAAGAAGCAAATCCTGTTGGACCAATGCTTACTGCTGCTGGAGCATTGAATAGTGGAGGAACTGCAAATTTATTAAAAAGGGTCTTTATAGATCCCATGCTTACATATTTTAGTAATATTAGTTCTACAACCACACAACAAATGTATTCCAATATAACAGAATTATCTTTAAAGTCTGAAGCTAGAAGAGAATTTGAATTTGGGTGGTTATTAATACCAAAAAATGCAACTGAAGCTAACGCTGTTGCAAACATATGTAATGTTTTAAGAGAAGCTTCATACCCAGTATATGCTGGAGGCCCAGAAAGAATCTATCCCCCTCCAATATGGACTTTGAGGATTGCTGCATCTAATGGTGATGATTTAGGTCTTACTAGAGATTGGTTAGGAGATCCTATGCCCTGTGTACTAGCAGGAATTTCAGTAAATAAAGTTCCTTTAGATTCGAATAGACCTACTTATTTTACAAACGGACAACCATTTGCTACAGCATTAAGTGTAATATTTAAAGAGTTTGAAACTGGAGCAATTGGAAATGGTGGATTTGTTATTAGTAAATCTGAGGCAGTATCAACAATACCAACAACAGGATAATGTTTAATAATTATCAAAAAATTTCTTATGATTTTGATGGTACAAAAAGAACAATTGTATCATTTAATATCGATTTTGATTTTTCAGCTATTGAATCTTCGTTTTATACTGAAAAAATAAATGATGATGAATTGCTTGATAGTTTTTCTTTAAAAACTTTTAAAGATTCTTCCAACTATTATATTCCATTATACACTGGAGAAATATTAAATCCATTTATAGAACTACCTCCATCTACAGAACAAATAGAAAATGAATTAAGTACATTTAAATCTTTATTTTCTAATTCAGTTAATTTTACTGCAACTGGAGGTCAAACCGCAGCTAGAGTTGAACCGGGAGATTTAGTAGTCAAATTTGATGCATCTTACGATGCAGATTTCAACACTACAGATAATTTTGCATATGTCTCTGAAGTTGATTATGAAATTAATAAACTTAAAGTTTTGAGTAAGGGATTTACAGCTAGTAGTGGATATAGAATTCTAAGAAAAACAAATAATACATGGAATCCAATAACTGAACCTTTACTTACTGGATTTGTTTTAAACAATGTTCAATTGGAAAATTACTCAAATTCTCCTACTTCATTTACAAATGAATATGAAATAATTACAAAAAGTTTTTCTACCGCTGGATATACTGGTGGAACACCAACTGGTGGATACATATCCATAACGGAAATTAGTGATTTTATTGGAAATAAAAATATGATTAATATTCCAATTATATCACAACTAAAAACTGTTGGAGATATGATTAATGTCAGTAGCTAATATTAAAGGTATAGTGAGTATTACGATTACTCACGGTAGAAGCGATGAAACTTGGACACTTGTAAATGGTGATTATTCAAGTGGTTATTTTGAGCAAATATCATTTGATGAAGGAATAGAACAGATTCTTTGTAGTGGTACTTTAATGATAAGAGATCACTCAGATGTTCTTAGAAATTTTAACTTTACTGGTAGAGATGGATTAAAGGTAGTAATTAATGATACGGTAGCCAATGGTTCCGGAGAAACAAAAACTTTATATTTTATAATCTATCAGGTAGTTCACGCAACAGATTATTCTGATAGAAATCAAGCTAGAATGGTTGCTTTGAAATTCATTGATCCTCTTTATTTCTATAATCAAAGAAGACCATTTTTATACGAAGAAGACATTAAGCAAATATCAAAAGAACATCCTCAAGCTGAACCCCCCGATGGTACAGGAGGAGGCGGTGGAGCAGAACCCGTTCAAGAAGAGACTGGATGGGTAAATGAAATATTTGCAAAATTTGCCGATACTGGAACTCCTGGAGTAGACTCAGAATATTTTATTGATTCTTCTAAAAATTATGCTTGGTTAAAAGAAAAGCATCAAATATATCCAAGTGGAAGAAAAATAGATACGGATAATTTCTTATCTTTATTGAACTACTTGGCCACCAATGCAGTAGATGAAAATAATGTTCCAAATTTTTTCTGTTGGAAAGATTTGAATAGCTTTAACTTCATAAGCTATTCAACGATGTCTTCTTTAAATCCATCTGTATTTTTAACCACTGGACTTGTAGATGCACTATATGGTAGTCAGCGGATAAAGATAAATTCTATTAATGAAATTACTAATTTATCTTTAATGGAATTAGAAAATAATGGAGCATTTTCAT